TACTGGACAAAAATTGATATACTCAAACGAAGGAAATACGTCTATTTCGGTTTTTGATAATATTTCCGGAAATAGACAACTTTCAGAAAATTCTGAGGTCTATGTTGCCAAATTTTCTGATGATTTAATTGGAATATCAACACTTCCTATAGGAATAGGATCAACCGGCGGATTTGTTGGAATTGGATCAACTGCAAACGTTCTTTATTTTAATACAGTTGGTTCTGGAGTTTATCATAGTTTTAAAACACAAGAAAATGAATTAACTTCTAGTATTCAAAAAGTTATTTGCACTTTAACGACAAAACAAAATCATGGACTATCCAAAAATGCAAAAATTGATCTAACAGTTTTATCGGGAATTACAACTTCAATTATCATTAAATATAATTCCGCAAATAGAAGGTTAGTTGCAAATCCAAAATCTTTTGGGTCTTCTGGCATTAATACTTTGACAGATGCCATTACGATATCAGATCATAATTATAAAACTGGTAATAAGGTAATTTACACATCTTCAAATCCTGCTACTGGATTAATAAATGATAAAATTTATTATGTTGTAAGAATAGATAAAGATTCATTCAAATTAGTTGATAGTTTTTATCAAACTACAATTTCAAATCCAAATTATATTAATATAACTGGCACAGGATCGGGACATGAATTATCTGAAGTAAACCCACCATTAGAATTATTTAATGGAAATACAGTAAATTTTGATTTATCTGATTCTTCACTATCCGATTTGAATGGCGGGACAAGAGTTCAATCTTTTGATTTTGATTTATACGAAAGTTCTTCATTTACAAATAAGTTCATAACATCTTTAAGTTCAGATAATTTTGAAGTTAAAAAAATAGGAACAATTGGGGTTACCAATGATGCTAAACTTACTCTCACTGTAAGTAATAATGTTCCTCGAAAACTCTATTACAAATTAACCCCTCTTATCGGAAAAACATATCTGACTAAAGAAAAATCTGAAATAATTATTGATGAAGATGTGTTTGATTTTAATGTTGTTAATATTGTTAATAGCAAATTTAATGGATCACACATAGTTACTGGCATTGGAAGCACTACTTTTACATTTAATCTAAAATCTTATCCCGAGAAACTTTTTTATACTGAGAACAATTCACTAATTGAGTATAAAACCAAAGAAATTGATTCTGTTGGATCAATATCCAACATTGAAATATTATTTGGTGGTGTTTCATATGAGTCTCTTCCAGGAATATCTTCAATAACGTCCGCAAATGGTAGTGGTGCGATATTATCACCAAAGAGCAACAATATTGGCAAAATTGTAAAATCTACCGTTCAAACTCCAGGATTTGAATATCCATCGGATCCAACATTAAAACCAATTGCACAACTTCCAACAAGGTTGCAAATTGAACAACTATACACCATCGAATCTGTTGGTTTATCTTCTGGTGGCAAAAATTACTCGGTTCCCCCATCATTTATCGTAATTGACTCTGTGACTGGAGAAGTAAAACCAGAAGTCAAACTGCAATCAGACTTAAGTGGAAATACTGTAAGTAATGTTCGTATTTTAGAAAATACAAAAACATTATATGGATCACCAAAAATACTTGCAGTTAATAATAACAATGGTATAGGAATTACAAACATATCATTTAATTCAACAACTAAAATTGTAACAATAAACCTTGCTACAGGATTTAGTACATCTAAAGAATTTCCTTTTAAAGTTGGTGGAAAAATTTTAATTGAAGGTATTGGAATTGTTTCTACAGGATCTGGGTATAATTCTTCAGAATACAATTATGAATTATTTACTTTAACGGGTGTTACAAGTGCAATTGGTGGATCTACCGGTGTTTTAAATTTTAAACTAGACAAAGGCACAAATCCCGGAATTTTTTCTGAACCAAATTCATTAAATAATGGCATCAGATCTTTTGGTAGAATAGTTCCGGAAGCTTATCTTCCCATATTTAATCCTACAATTTCTTTTGGTACATTTAAATACAATAAAGGAGAAAATATTTATGTTGGTAATGAAAAAATTGGATCTGTAATTAATTGGAACCCAATTTTTAAACTACTAAAAATTAACTACACTCCAAGAAAAATTTTACCTGGAGAAGTAATTCGTGGGGGTGCTACTGATAATAGAGCAATAATTGTAAATGCTTATTCTTCAAATGGTGATTTTACAGTAAATAGTTTTAATCAAAAATTAAAAGACTATAGTAAAGATACTGGAAAACTTAGTACTTTTCTTCAAGTTCTTCAAGATGGTGATTATTATCAAAATTTTTCATATTCCTTAAAATCAAAAGTTCCTATTGAAAAATGGAATGATAAAGTTGATTTGCTTACTCATACCTCAGGATTCAAGAAATTTTCCGATTTACAAGTAATATCAGAACCTGTTGGATTTGGAACAACTGAAAATATTGCACTTGCAGATATTTCACTACTAATTGATATTATTCAAGAAAAAGATTTTGATTGCTATGAAAATTTTGCTTTTGCAGATGAGTTTACAAAGTCATTCAACAATTCTTTAGTTTCAAATGAAATTTATTTTGATTACTTAAAACTACTTGATTATACTGAATTTAAAACAAATAGAGTGTTAAAAATTGATGACATATCCTCACAATTTGATGATACGCCCAGTATTTTTAACTATGCTGTCGTAGGAACATTTGATATAACAAAATATAATTCTGCACAGTTTTATATTCTGATCAAAGATGCTCGTTATTATGGTGAAAAAGAAATAATAATTGTTAACATAGTGTATGATGGATCAAATGGTTATCTGACTGCTTATGGTAGAAATGAAACAGTTTTAGATTTGGGAGAATTCTCCTTTAGAAGAACAGGTAATAGTGGTGAAATTCTATTTTATCCAAAGAAATATGAATATAACAGTTATGATATGAGCAATATCAGTGTCAATATTACTGGAGCAGGAACTTCTGCGATTGGAATATCAAGTCTAGGAGAAGTGGTAAGTTTTGCCAGCACTGCCGTTGCAATTTCTTCGTCACCAACTCCATCATCAAATACTATAGTTTCAATTTCAACTAATTCATATTCATCTGCTAAAATTTTATTATCAGCATCTTCCTCTGATGATAATGTTCAATTTAATGAAATTAATTTAATTCATAATGGGAGTAATGTTTATTATGAGTTTTTTGGTGACATAGATTCTGGAGATTTAAGTATATCTCCAGGACAAGGAATTATCGGATCTGTTGGCGTAACTACTTCATCTGGAAATATTATAGTTACTTTTACTCCTAATGAAAATATAAATGCGAATGTAAAAGCAATTTCTATTTTAATAGGAAACACATCTACTACAGGAGTTGGAACTTCGGTTCTTTATAAAGGAGAATTATCCTCACACTATGTTTCCATCGCGTCTTCCACCTCTCCTCAGGAATCGGTTATTGCCGGATTTGGAACGACATCTCTAGATCCACACGATGGGGCTTTATACTATGTTCAAATACATGATATAACTAACAATAGAGTTCAATTATCAGAACTTGTTTTAACTAATGATTTTAATTATAATCCAACAGTTTCCGAATATGCAGTTCTGACATCAGATATAGAACTGGGAACAATAGGTGCTGCAAGATCAACATATGGAACAAATTTAACTTTTATCCCTTTACCAAATGTAGATGTTCAAGTTAGAACGTATCAAAAAACATTGCAAGTAACTCCAAAACAATCTCCAAATGACATTGATTTAAATAGTGCAATTATTAGATCAGATATTATGCAGTTTAGTTTTGAAGGAACTCAAATATCGACTAAAAAATCTTTCAATTTAACCCACAAATCTGCTCCGATATTCAAAAAAGTGGTTGATGGATCTTCCACGTCAGTTGTTGATCTTTCTAACAATTCTATCAGTATTCCAAATCATTTTTTCGTTACGGGTGAAAAAATTGATTATTCTGTTTCATCTGGAGATGTTAGAATTGGCATTGCATCTACTTTTATTTCGGGTATTGGAACAACATCTCTTCTTCCAAGTATTCTTTACGCTGTAAAATTAAATGAAAGTATAGTGCAATTTGCAGATACACCAGAAAAAGCACTTAAAAAAATTCCAGAAGTATTAAACATAAATTCCGTTGGAATTGGAGCATCTCATGTATTTACCTCAAATTATAAATCAAATTCAAAATCATTGATATGCATTAATAACATAATTCAAAGTCCAATCTTACAAACAAATAAAACATCATATGTAATACAAGATACTAATGATGTAAATTCTGTCTCTATCATTTATTTTGATGATGTTCGTGGATTTTATGCAAAAGATTTAATAAAAATTGATGATGAGTTTTTACTTATAACTGATATTGGAATAGGTGCTACAAATGCTGTTTTTTGTAGAAGAGAACAATTGGGAACTATTGCTAACATTCATACTACTGGGGCAATTATTACAAAATATTCTGGTAACTACAATATAGTAAATGATGTAATTTATTTTGTAGAATCTCCCCATGGAGATGAAATGAATTCTGAAAGAATTTCTGATTTCCAAGGAAGAATATTTTTAAGAACGCAACAAGTTGGATCTTCAGTAAGTGCTTATTATAATAACAATATTTTTGATGATGTTTCTGATCAATTTAATGGTACAAACAATACATTCAGTTTAAAAACACAAGGTAATAATGTTTCTGGAATTGTGTCAACAACTTCAGTTTCTGCTGGTATTCTGTTGGTAAACAATATTTTCCAAAAACCAAAATATCCGGCAACAGGAATTGCTCAAACATTTACATATGAAGTTATAGAAAATTCAGGTATTTCGAGTGTTGTTTTTAGTGGAAACACTGTTGGATTAGCAACAAATAATATAACTGGTCCAATGAAATTTGATATTAATAGTGCAGGTATTCCTAGAGGTGGTGTTATTGTCTCTGTTTCATCCACTCAGGGATATGGATTTCAACCATTAGTTGCTGCAGGAGGTACTGCAATAGTTTCTGCGGCGGGAACAATTCAATCAGTTTCAATAGGAAACAGTGGATCTGGTTATAGACCGGGAATCCAAACGTCAATTGTCGTATCAGTTGCCAGTTCTACTGGACAATCAATAGCAATTGGAACTGCATCTGCTTTAAATGGAAATATTGTTGCAATTGCAGTTACATATTCTGGAATTGGATATACAACTACCAATCCTCCAACAATATTAATAGATCAACCATTAAATTATGAAAATATTTCTTTAATATATGAGACATCAAATAGTGGAATTGGAACTGAAGCTAAGGCAAATATAGTTGTTGGATATGGCAATAGTATTATTGATTTTACTATTACAAATACGGGATACGGATATTCTGTTGGAAATGTATTAACAGTTCAACTTGGGGGAACAATAGGAATTCCTACAATCACATCTTTACTATATAAACCATTTACTGTTACAGTCGAGGAAACATTTAAAGATAACTTTAATGCTTGGTATCCAGGACAATTTGTTGTTTTAGATGACTTTGATAGTGAATTTGACGGATCAAAAAGAACATTTAAACTTAAAGAAAATGGTGAAGTGCAAAACTTTATTTCTGCAAGAGGATCTTCTCTACAGTTAGATCAAAATATACTTATTTTTATCAATGACATTTTACAAGTTCCTGGAGAATCTTACAAATTTGATGGTGGATCGCAAGTAGAATTTTTTGAAGCACCAAAGTTTGATGACAAAGTAAAAGTATTATTCTTTAAAGGATCTGATGCAGATGTGAATGAAGTAGAAGTTGAACCAACAATAAAAGTTGGTGACAAATTAACTTTAGTTGACAGACTTAGATCTACTAAAGATACTTATACTCAATCACCTAGAGTTGTTTCTGAAATTTCTTTTATAGATGCAGTATTTACAAATCCATATTTTGGTCCCGGAATTAATTCATTATCAAATGTAAATAGAACTATAGAATGGTGTAAGCAAAAAGAAGATTTTTATTTGGATGAAACTCTTATTTCAAAGAGCAGAGAAGAGTTAAATTGTAATATTTTTCCAATCACAAATATTATCAGTTCTGTTGGAGTTGGAAGTACAGTTATTTTTGTCGAAAATACAAGACTTTTATTCAATTATACTCCAGAAATTTTACCAACATCAAAGCAAATTTTGAATATTATCAACCAAAACGAAAAACGAAATGCTATTGCTACTGCAATAGTTTCAATAGCTGGAACAATTTCAAATATTATTATCAGTGATGGTGGAGTTGGGTTTACGACAAATCCAACAATTTCAATTTCAACTCCTTCTTCTGGATCGGTTGCGATTGCGACCTGTACAATTAGTGGAATTGGAACAATTAGTTCTGTTACAGTTACAAATCCTGGATCTGGATATACAACATCAAATCCCCCAAAAGTTTTGATTGAGTGTGATCCACTTACAACTGAAACAATAACAAATGTATCATATGAAGGTGATTTTGGTATAGTTACTGGAATAGGTACAACAAATATATCGGGATTATCTACAGGTATTACTTTTGACTTCTTCATTCCAAAAGATTCTGTTTTAAGAGACATAAATGAAGTTGGAGTTGCGGTTACTATGTCTGGAATTCAAACAGGATATTATTTTGTAATATCTCAATCTACTATTGGAAGAGGAGTAACATCTTTGAATAATGATTCATCAATTTTGGGTATAGGATCAACTTATATTGATAATGTATATCAAGCATATAAAGTTGAAAACGTGGTTTCGCCAGCAATTGGAATTGGTAATACTAATGAAATATTGAGAGTTACTGCAAATGTATCCTCCTTTAATAATTTAACTGGTACTGGAACGAGTCAAATTTTTGGTAGATTTAGTTGGGGAAGAATATATAATATAGATAGAGGATCTTCTCCACAAATTTTTAATGTTGATTTAACTAACGGCATATCAGGATTAAATACCGCACCATTGATCATAAGAGCAACTCCAATGAGATCACTATATACATCATAAATAAGTAAAAAACTTAAATGTCTGCGATAATCACAAACCAATTTAGAATATTAAATTCTGAAAATTTGATTGCTGGAATAGCATCAACAAGTTCAAATAGTTATTACATTTTTTTGGGATTACCAAATCCCTCACAAGTAGATTTAAATTGGGACATTTCAACTCCTAGCCCAGTAGATAATTTTGACCAATATAATAATTTTTGGGATACTTTAATTGCTTTAAAAAAAATAAATGATTCTGACATTTCAAAAGTTATTAGAAAAATAACTTGGACATCTGGAACAACTTATGATATGTACAGGCACGATTATTCTGCCAATAATCCAGCTCCAAATAATGGGGGAACAAATTTGTATGATGCAAATTTTTATGTTGTAAGCAGTGATTATAGAGTTTATATTTGCATTAATAATGGCACAGATCCAGAAAATCCTTCCGGAAAACCATCAATTGATGAACCTCTTTTTGTTGATCTTGAACCTCGATCTGCTGGTGTTAGTGGTGATGGTTATGTGTGGAAATATTTGTTTACAATTAAACCATCGGAATTAATAAAATTCGATTCTACCTCGTATATGCCAGTTCCTAGAAATTGGTCATCAAATACAAATGTTGCGGCGGTAAGAGATAATACTCTAGTTAGTGAGCAAATAAAAACGGTTTTAATCACAAATAGAGGACAAGGTTATACTCCAAATACTTATAACAACGTTCCAATTAGAGGAAATGGAGTTGGTGCGCTTTGTTCTGTTGTTGTTGGTGCTGACCAAAAAGTTTCCTCAATATCAATAACAAATGGTGGATCTGGATATACATACGCAACGGTTGATCTAGAGTCTGCTGGGATTGTAAATGGATCAACAGACAAAGATGCAGAATTTACAGTGATTATCCCACCTTCAGGTGGTCATGGATTTGATATTTATAGAGAACTTGGTGCTACAAGAGTTTTAATTTATTCTCGATTTGAAAATGATATTTTAGATCCGGATTTTATTACTGGAAATCAATTTGCCAGAGTTGGAATTATCAAAAATCCAACATTCTATAATTCATCTACTGTATTGACAAAACAAAAAGCAAGTGCTTTATATGCATTGAAATTGACTGGTATTACAACTTCCACTACTTTTACTTTGGACTCTGAAATTACACAAACTATAGGTGTTGGATCAACATCTGTTGGAAAAGTTGCATCCTGGGATAACGTGACTGGAGTTTTAAAATATTGGCAAGAAAGAACACCATCAATATCAACGCAGAGAGATGCCTATAACAATCCAATAACTCCTAAGTATGGTTATCAATTATTCAATTTTACCTCAAGTCCAGATACTGGAGGTTCTGTTACAATTGTTGGTGGATCAAGCAACTTGGCAATTCAAACTTCATTTGGAACTAGTGACAATCCAGGCATATCAACAGAGATAAATAACAATACCTATTATCTTGGACAAACTTTTATTAAAGGTGTTGCTGCACCAGAGGTTGAAAAATATTCTGGAGACATACTTTATATTGATAATAGACCATCTGTGATCAGAACTTCCAATCAAAAGGAAGATATTAAAGTTATACTGCAATTTTAATTCTCATGCCACAAGAAACTAATTTAAATAGAACACCATATTTTGATGATTTCAATCCAGATAAGGATTTTCACAAAGTTCTTTTTAAACCCGGATATTCCGTTCAAGCTAGAGAATTAACAACTCTACAATCAATATTGCAAAACCAAATTGAACAATTCGGAACTCATTTTTTTAAAGAAGGTTCTAGAGTTATACCTGGCGCGGTTACTTATAGTTTAAGTTATAGAAGTGTACAAATAGATCCAACTTTTTTAGGATTGCCAGTAAGTTTATATCAAGATCAATTGATTGGGAAACAAATAAGAGGATCTGTAAGTGGAGTTACGGCAACCATTACAAATATTGAAAAAAATACAGATGCTGATAATATAATTCTTTATATAAATTATGAAAACTCTGGTAGTAACTTTATTGATAATCTATTTTCTGATGGTGAAAATTTGGTCACTCTTTCCGATATAACATTTGGATTGTCGAATATTATACCTTCAGGTGAAGAATTTGCTAAAACTGTTAGTTCTAATTCAACTAACATTGGATCTGCTGTTTTTATATCTGAAGGAGTTTATTTTATTCGAGGTTATTTTATAAGAGTTTCTAATCAAACTTTAGTTCTTGATAGATTCTCAAGCACTCCAACTTATAGAATTGGTTTATTTGTAAGTGAAGAAATAGTTTCTGCAGATCAAGATGATAGTTTGTATGATAATTCTAGAGGATCTTCAAACTACACAGCTCCTGGAGCAGATAGATTAAAAATATCAACAGTTTTGTCTAAAAAAGAAATTGATAATTTTGAAGATGAAAATTTTATTGAATTATTAAGACTTAATTCGGGATCTTTAGAAAAAATAGTAGATAAAACTCAATACAATATTATTGCTGAAGAATTGGCAAGAAGAACTTTTGATGAATCTGGAGATTATTATATTACTCCATTTTCAATTGTAATGAAAAATACGTTGAATAATAGAATTGGAAATGACGGTTTGTTTTTTCAAAATCAATTAACAACAAATGGAAATGTGCCATCAGACAATCTGATGACATATAAAATTTCACCGGGTAAGGCTTACATAAGAGGATTTGAAGTTGCAAAAGATAATCAATCCTTTATTGACATTGAGAAACCAAGATCAACTGGTCAAGTTGAGTTAGAAGGTATTGGATTTAATGCCGGACCATCTATTTTTGTAAACAATGTTGTTGGTCAACCAACAGTTGGCATAGCCACAACTGCATTTTTAAGTTTAAGAAGTGAAAGAAGAGGGATAGGCGTTGGTGCGTCGGGCAGTGAAATAGGTGTAGCAAGGGCTTATGATTTTAATTTTGTAAGTTCTACTGGTATAACCACAACATATCAAATTAGACTTTATGATGTCCAAACATATACCACTCTTGGATTAAGCACAAATATTAATTTACCAGTCTCCTCATTTATTGAAGGAAAAACAAGTGGGGCACGAGGATATGTAAAAACTGCAGTATCTAATTCTACTACAGTAACTTTATACGATGTAACCGGAAGATTTTCTAAAAATGAAGCAATCGCAGTTAGTGGAATTGGAACTTATGGACATTTGGTAAAAAGTATTAAAGATTATAAATTATCTGATGTTGTTTCAGTTTTTTCCTACAGAGACACTGCAACCAACAATGCGGGATTTAATGCGGATATTTCTTTAGATGTGGAAATTGCACCAACATTAAATATTGTCAATGCTGCGTCAAATATAAACATTCCGTCATTTACAATTAGTGCAAAAGATCCAGATACTGGAATTTCGACAGTAACATCAACAACGACAAACTTTATTGGTGTTGCAACTGTAGGAAATGTTGTAAGTTATACAAGACCTGGATTTTCAACAGTTACTTTTAACTCAATATCGTCAATTTCAGCAAGTGGTAGAATTCTTGGTTTAACTAGTGTTACAACTGTACCGGGAATTTGTGATGGAAATACCACTACAGTGCAAATAACAACGTCAGATTTATCAATTCGTTCATCTAGAATTCAAAATACTACAGACTCTTCTTTTACTGCAAGATTATCAAAATCAAACGTACAAACAATTGATACAGAAAATACCGATGTTTCTTTAAAAAGGCAATATAACATTGCTTCCTTTAGTGGAAATGTAATTACTGGTCCTGCATTAGAAACTGATTTCATTTACGAACCATTCAGCAATGAAAGATACACTTTAACTTATGCTAATGGAAAAATTGAAGAATTAACTTCGGATAAATTCATTTTCACGAATGGATTCAAAAATTTACAAATTAAAAATTTAAGTGAATCTTCTGGATCAAATGCAACTCTTATTGTTTCTTTGAAGAAAAGTAAGGTAAAAGAAAAAATTAAAAGACTTAATAAAGCAAATACACTTGTTGTCAACAGATCAAACAATATTGCTTCTGGAATTGGCGCTACAACTTTAAATGATGGTTTAACTTATAGTACAGTTTATGGAACAAGAGTGCAGGATAATGAAATATCGTTAAATGTTCCAGATGTAGTTAGAGTTCTTGATATTTTTGAATCATTGGATACGAATGATCCTTTACTACCATCTATTTCTTTTGTTCCAGCATCTCTATCCGGACCAAATAATGTTGCAACAGATGTTTTAATTGGTGAGAAAGTTATTGGATCAGAAAGTAATGCAGTCGCAATTGTAATTTCAAAATCAACTCTTTCAATTGAAATCGTTTATTTGAATGGTTTTACTTTTGTTCCGGGAGAATCAATTTCTTTTGAAGAATCTGGAATTACTGGAACTTGTAACGCAACTACAACTGGAGATAAAATTGTTACTTCAAATTATAATTTGGATGGAGGGCAAAGACAAAATTATTATGATTTTTCTAGAATAATTAAAAGAAATTCTATATTTAATCCCAGTAAAAAAATCAAAATAGTTTTTCAAAATTATGTTGTTGAATCTTCTGATAGTGGTGATGTATATACTGTAGATAGTTATCCAATAGAAGAATACTCATCTATACCATCTTTAAACGGAACACGATTGAGTGATACACTCGATATTAGACCTAGAGTTAATGCGTATGATACAAGTTCATCCATTTCACCATTTGAATTTGGATCAAGAGTTTTTAGTGGACAAGGACAATCATCTCCATATTATTTTTCTCCAAACGAAACATTTATTACAAGTTTTTCCTATTATTTACCAAGAATTGATAAATTATTTTTAAGTAAAGAAGGCAATTTTCAACTACAAAAAGGAATTGCGTCTGATAATCCAATAACACCAAAAAGTATTGATGGATCTTTAGAGATTGCTACAATTGTTCTTCCGGCATATCTTTATAATGTAAATGATGCAAAAATTACATATTCAACTCACAAAAGATATAGAATGCAAGATATATCAAGACTTGAAAATAGAATTGCAAGTCTTGAATATTATACTCAACTTTCATTACTTGAAGTATCTACCGAATCACTTTCGATAAAAACGAATGGTCTTGATAGATTTAAATGTGGATTTTTTGTAGATAATTTTAAATCCCACGCAGCGCATGATGTTAGAAATCCCATTTTCAGATCAAGTATTGACACTGGGAAAGGATACTTAAGACCTTCCCATTATACCACTTCTATAGATTTAATTGGACAGTCCGTTGCTATTGGAATTGGAGTTACTGAAGATATAAATGTTGATTATAGATATGAAGAAAATGCTCAGGACGAAAACATCAAACGTAATAAAAAAATCATCACTCTTAATTATACTGATACGGTATTTGTAAAAAATGAATTTGCGACAAGAATAGAAAATGTAACTCCTTTCCTCGTAACGTCGTATAGTGGAATAATTGAGTTAAACCCATCTTCTGATACTTGGGTCAATACAAGAAAAATTGAACCAAATCGAGTTAGAATCGAAGGATCTTACTCTGCAGCAGTTCAACAGTTGCAAATTGATCAAAGTACTGGTTTTAGTCCCATTGATTGGAGATCTTGGCAAACAGATTGGATTGGAGTTAATATTTCTTCTGATTTATCACTTGATGTAAGAAATGAAATTGTTGGTTCAACATCTGAAAATTTTGAAAGAAGAAGAACTGAAGATCCAGAGGGTCATGGAGTAGTAGATATAATTACAACAGGAGTAACACAATCTACAACTACTGCAGATAGAATAACAATAGGTTCCAGAACTTCTGTAACAAATACTTTAAATCAATCAAGAGAAGGAATTAGGTGGAATGTTGTAGAGCAAATTGACTCTCAAATGCTTGGAGAGAGAATTGTAAATAATGAATTTATAAGATACATGAGGGCAAGAAATATTGAATTTATTTCTCGCAAATTAAAACCAAATACTCAAGTTTATCCTTTCTTTGATAATGTTGATGTAAGTTCCTTTACTTATCCAAAATTATTAGAAATTACAATGCTGGATAAAATTTTCCAAGTTGGTGAAACTGTAAATGCATATGATCCAAGCAATACATCTCAAATTACATCAACATTCAGAGTTGCCCAGTCAAATCATAAGTACGGGCCTTATAATTCTCCGACAACTACATATACCATTAATCCATATGACATAAATAGCACAATATCAAGTGTTTATACTTCATCATCAACAGTGTTAAATGTTGATACTGCATCTTTAGAGGAAGCGGCTATTGGCAATTTTTATGGTTTAGTAAAAAATCAGGCAATATTAATTGGTGCAAGTAGTGGTGCAAGAGCTAGAGTAACTAACGTTAGACTTATTACAGATAATGTTGGCACAGTAATCGGATCATTTTTTGTTCCAGAAACAGCAACAATTTCATTTGAAACAGGAATCAAAAAATTTAAACTCACAAACATTAAAGACAACAATCCAATTCCAGGATCTGTCAGCAGCTCAGCTGAAGAAGAGTTTTACTCTCAAGGACTACTACAAACATCCCAAAATACCGAACTTGGTATCAGAAATGCCAGAATTAATAGAGAAGTTGTAACTGATACAAGAACTCTTGTGTCATCTGATGCTGCAGTTAATTCAACAGCAACTCAATTTGTAAATAGAGAGACTGAAGTTACGGAAAATATTACTGGAGAAAATAGAGTTTATCATGATCCTCTTGCACAATCATTTAAAATTGGTTCCCCAAATGGAATTTTTGTAACAAAAATAGATTTATTTTTCTATTCAAAAGCAACTACAAATATACCAGTAATTATTCAACTAAGAACTATAGAAACCGGACTCCCGACAAGTCTTGTTCTTCCATTTTCTGAGATCGAACTTCTACCAAACCAAATCGTAACATCTGAAGATGGTCTTATTCCAACAACAGTAACTTTTGACGCACCAATATTTTTAGAAAATAATAAGGAATATGCGGTCGTTCTTCTCTCAGATTCTACAGAATATCAAGTTTGGATTTCTAGAATGGGTGAGGAAGATATAACAACCAGAAATAGACCAGAATCTGTTAAGAAAATTGTATCTCAACAACCATATCTTGGATCATTATTTAAATCTCAAAATGGATCAACTTGGGAACCAAGTAGTTATGAGGATTTAAAATTTACACTCTATAAGGCAGAATTTACAACAAATCCAGGAACATATTCGTTTTATAATCCAATTGAAGGTGGTGATTATACGACATTTGAGAAATTAAATCCAGGTAATTTAAGTTCTAATTCAAATAAAATTAAAGTTGGTCTTTCATCAAATATTTCCAATTATGTTGGAATAATTCCTGGTGTGAGCATTGGTATAACAGATAAATCAATATCGGGAAATTTAATTGGAATTGGAGGTTCTGTTACGTTAAACGCAACGGCTGGAACTGGATTGACATCATATTCTGTTGGATCGGGATATACAACATTTAGATACGATAATGTTGAACTTGAAACTATTACAGGCGATGGATCTGGTCTAAAAGCAAACATATATTTTGTCGATGGAAAACTTGATGTTGCTGGATCTGGAATTGTAACAGTTACAGATGGTGGTTTTGGCTACAGAGTTGGTGATATTGTTGGAATTCCAACATCCATTGCTTTTGGTAATGGAGCAAGATTATCAGTTCAATCAATAGGCGCATTTAATACTCTTATTCTTGATAATGTTCAAGGCAATTACGACAATGTAATTGGAAGTAGAGTAATTTACCAATCTCCACTTGGTATCACAAGCTATATTGGTCTTGCAACTGTATCTTATATCGAACAAAATACTACATTTGATGGATTGCATTTAAAACTTCAAAATTATAATCATGGAATGTATGCAACTAATAATTTGGTTAGACTTAATAATGTAAAGAGTGATTTAAAACCAACTAAATTAATATCAGATTATAATTCTTCAGAAACTTCAGATATCCCAGTTGAATCCGTTTCTGTTTTCAATAGTTTTGAAAATGTTGGAGTATCTTCAACAAATCCCGGATATATAAAAATCCAAAATGAACTCATTTCATATACAGGAGTAAATTCATCAACAAATGTGTTGACAGGAATATCCCGAGGAATTGATTCAAATTCTGCTGGAACAGGAATTGGGGGAGCAACTGCTCATTCGGCAAACGATTTAGTTATGAAATATGAATTTAATGGTGTGTCATTAAGAAGAATTAATAGGGTTCATAACACGTCATCTCCACTTGCAACTGTTCCTAATCCAATTGACTCTGACTATTTAAATATAAAAATAGATATGAGTAATACAACTTATGGATTAAATAGGATCAACAATGCAAGTGGATTGCCAAACTTATACTTTAAAGAAACTAAGTTTGGAAGCAACTTCAATTATGCAAAAGATGAATTTGTAATTTCATCCAAAAATATTGTATTTTCTTCTATCACACCAAATGTAAATATTTTTACACCAAAAGGAACCGGAATTGGATCTAGAATTAGAACTATAAGTGCGACAAGTGTAGATGGATCAGAAACCTCCTTTGAAGATCTCGGATTCGAACCAATTCAAGTTAATAATATTAATGATCTCTCTTCACTTCGAATGATCGCAAACAGAGACAATGAAGATTCTAATTTAAATGATCTGCCAGGAAATAAATCATTAACATTTGTTCTCGATCTATTTACTGCTGATAAAAATGTTTCTCCAGTGATTGATATGGAAAGAGTGAGCATGATACTTACCTCTAATAGGATTAATAATCCAATCACAGTATGGCCAGGAACAAGTGAAACTACATTGGAAACAAAAAAGGAATTTGACGATCCACACTCTGCAGTTTACGTTTCAAACACGGTAAATCTTGCAAATTCTGCAACATCACTTAAAGTTCTTTTTTCTGCAATTAGACCAGATACTTCTGATATTAGAGTAATGTATAAATTGAAGAGAAAAGATTCTGATGAGATTAATTCTGTCTATGAATTTTTCCCGGGATATGAAAATATTGATTCTAATGGTCAAATAATAGACCCAACCCAAAGTAACGGAAATCCAGATCAAAATATTGAACCAAGTTCAACAAATAGTGACTTTAAAGATTATGAATATAGTATAGATCAACTTCCAGAATTTGATGGATATTCCATTAAAATTATTATGACAGGAACGGATCAATCAAGAGTTCCATTAATTAAAGAACTTAGAGCAATTGCTTTAGCATAATATGAAAAATTTAATACCAGTTGAAGGAAAACCTAATCTTTATAGAGATAAAAATTCCGGTGCAATTGTTAATACTGATAATTTATCGTACCAACAACACCTAAAACACAAAAAAATAATTCAAGATGATAAAAATAGGATAGAAAATTTGGAAAAGGATGTTAATACAATAAAGGATGATTTATCTCAAATTAAAACCTTGATAATTCAACTATCAAGTAAACTATAAATACCTATATCAGGGGTATCTTATAATGTCTCAACCATCTACAAGACAGGAACTTATAGATTATTGTAAAAGAAAACTGGGATATCCAGTTTTAGAAATTAACGTTGCTGATGAGCAAATAGAAGATCTTGTTGATGATGCTGTTCAGTATTTTCAGGAACGGCATTTTGATGGTGTTATGCAAATGTATTTGAAATATCAAATAACCCAAGAAGACATTGATAGAGGGAGAGCTCCTGGAAATAATTCAATTTCTGGTATTACAACAACATCAGCACAATCAACTATAGTCGGAACTGCTACAACTTTTTCATACAGAGAAAATTCAAATTATATACAAATCCCATCTACTGTCATTGGTGTTAATAAAATTTTTAAAGTTGATGGAAATAATACTGTTTCTCAGGGGATGTTCAATATTCAATATCAATTGATGTTGAATGATGTTTATTATTTTAATACAATTGAACTTTTAACTTATACAATGGTTAAAAGATATCTTGAAGATATCAGTTGGTTGTTAAATCCAGAAAAAATGATTAGATTTAATAAAAGACAAGATAAACTCTATATTGATATGGATTGGTCGTCCGTGACTACTGGACAATACTTAATTATTGATTGCTACAGAGTTTTGGATCCAGCAGATTCTCCAAGAGTTTGGAACGATTCATTTTTAAAACCCTATCTTACATCATTAATTAAAAAACAATGGGGACAAAATCTAATTAAGTTTAGAGGAGTTAAATTACCTGGTGGTGTTGAACTTAATGGTAGAGAAATTTATGAAGATGCTGTAAATGAACTTGAAGATATTAAAAAACGTATGATGACAGAATTTGAATTACCACCACTGGATATGATTGGATAATGCTAAATCCCTTTTTCTTACAAGGTTCTCAAGGAGAACAAGCACTTGTTCAAGATTTAATCAATGAGCACCTAAGAATGTTTGGGGTAGAAATACATTATCTGCCCAGAAAATATATTACAGAAAAAACAATAATCAAAGAAGTTATTGAATCTAATTTTGATAAGGCATATCCAATAGAGGCTTATGTTGCAAATTATGAGGGATATGCAGAAAATACTGATGTTCTTACAAAATTTGGATTAACAGTATCTGATGAAATTACTCTGATCGTTTCAGCAGAGAGATTTGAACTATACATTAAAGATTTAATAAAAGATCAACCAAATATAAAATCTTCTCTTAGACCAAATGAAGGAGATTTAATTTTTTTCCCTCTTGGAGAAAAGTTATTTGAAGTAAAGTTTGTTGAAAGAGAAAAACCATTTTATCAACTCGGAAAAAATTATGTTTATGAACTTCGTTGTGAACTCTTTGAATATGAAGATGAAGATATTGATACTGGGGTTACCGAAATTGATGAGGTAATTAAAGATCAAGGTTATATTGCCACTATTTCTTTAGTTGGAATTGGTACTACTGCAACAGCAACAACTACTCAAGTTACTGGTGGTGTACAAACAATTACTCTTATAAATGATGGTCAAGGATATACATCTGCACCTAGAGTTGCAATATCACCACCAACTTCTGGTGTTACTGCTGAAGCTGTTGCAATAATGACATCCAGATCTGGTCTCACTACAGCATATTCTATTGATAAAGTTTATATAACAAAACCAGGATCCGGATATACATATCCACCTTCAGTATTCTTTATTGGTGGTGGGGGAATTGGTGCAGCAGCTACAGTTGGTGTTGCAACTTCAGGAGCATCTATTGGTGCGATCACTATTACAAATGGTGGAAGTAGATATACTTCTTCACCTACAATCACTTTCTCTTCACCATCAAACGTTTCTTATGCGGTTACAACAACTGGAATTGCTGTTGTTTCTGCAGCAGGAACTATCTCTCAAATAAGAATTACTAACTCTGGAATTGGATATACAATTACTCCGATAATAACCATATCAAACCCATCTTCAGTTGGAACGGGAACATATCGTTATAATGAAGTTGTTACTGGATCTGCAACATCTACAACTGCAAAAGTTAGAGAGTGGAATGCAGTTACTGGGAAACTTGAAGTTGCAATTATAGATGGATCTTTTGCAGTTGGAGAAACTCTGGTTGGATCGTCTTCTTCTGCAAGATATACAGTTCAATCAGTGACTACAGATAATTTGGTGGATCCATATGCACAAAATGATATATTTGAAACTGAAGGTGATGAAATTACAGACTTTAGTGAAAGAAATCCTTTCGGAGAAGTTTAGTTGTTAAATATAAGTAAAGGGACACACTAAAATGTTTGATTATTTTTATCACGAAATTTTTAGAAAAACTATTGTTGCATTTGGAAATATTTTCAATAATATCGAAATTCATCACGTCAATAATTCTGATGATACCGTTAGTGTCATAAAAGTTCCTTTAGCTTATGGACCAATTCAAAAGTTTTTAGCAAGAATTGAGCAAGATCCATCTGCATTAAAACCAATAAAAATGACTCTTCCCAGGATGTCATTTGAATTTGTAGGTTTAAACTATGATTCTGCAAGAAAAGTTTCAACAACTCAAAGTTTTATTACAGACACTGGCAAAAAAGTTTATATGCCAGTTCCTTATAATATGCAATTTGAATTGAATATTATTACAAAATTAAATGATGATGCACTTCAAATTGTTGAACAAGTTCTTCCATATTTTCAACCTAGTTATAATTTAACTGTTAAGTTAGTAGAACCAATCAATGAAAAGAGAGATATTCCTATTATTTTAGATAGTGTTTCTTTTACTGATGATTATGAAGGAGATTATACAAAAAGAAGATCATTAGTTTATACTTTAAGATTTACTGCCAAAACTTATCTGTTTGGTCCTATTCCATCATCTTCTACTGGAGTTATCAAAAAAGTTACTTTGGATTATATGTCTGGAGTTGAAACTAAGAAGAGAGAAATGAGATATGTTGTAACTCCTAGAGCAACAAAAGATTATAATGATGATGCAACAACAACAATTGCATCAGATATTGATGAAGTTGCGGCATATGTAAATGTAGGTGATGCGACTGCTATTACTACTGGATCAAGAATATATGTAGATACTGAGTTAATGTATGTTAAATCCAAAGATGGAAATAAGTTAGTCGTTATCAGAGGATATGAAGATACAGAAATTGAGGGACACGTTGCAGGAACTGCTGTCAACTTAGTCACTGCTGCAGATGATGCTCTAATTGATTATGGAGATGATTTTGGATTTAATGAAGATACGACTTTCTTCCAAGACTTCAAAGAGTATAGTCCATCACAAAATACTGATTTATAATCATGAAAGATAAATTTGAAAAATTAAATGAAACTTTTGATGTTGATGGAACATCTGAAGAAATAAATTTAACAGTATCTCCCGAAATATTACCTATAAAAAATGAAGTTGTTTCATCTAATAATGATTTAACGAAAGATTATGAATATACCAGAGGTAATTTATATTCCTTAATTGAAAAGGGTCAAGAAGCAATAAATTCTATTTTAGAATTAGCTCAAGAAACTGATCAACCTAGAGCATATGAAGTAGCAGGTCAACTTATTAAAAATGTTGCTGATGCCACAGATAAATTACTAGATCTTCAAAAAAAATTAAAGGATATTGATGAAACAAAAACAAAAGGGTCCACCACAGTTAATAATGCGTTGTATGTAGGATCCACTTCAGATCTTTTGAAATTGATAAAGCAAAGTAAACAAACTGATATTCCTTAGAGTAATTTTATAAGAAGATTTTTCTAAAATAAATATTCCTATAGGATAAAATGGAGAAACCATAGAGTGGCATTAAAAAAACCTTCGGAACTTTTTTATAATGAGTCAGATAATAATAAATCCATTATTGGAAATATAAAAAATTCTATTGAAAGTAATGTTAATATTTCTGAAGATTTTTCTTTACTGAAAGAAAAATTAGAGAGTTTCAGTGCCACTTCAAATTTTACAGAAACTATAGAAGAGTTTAAAAATAATATAAGTCAAATTTCTTTTCTTTCAAAAGAAATTGAAAAAATAAAGGAGGAAATAAAAGATACCTCGAAAAAAAAAGAACTAGATAAAACTATGGTAACATATCTAGTTTCGATTGAGGCGTATATTGATGATGTTCAAGAAAATATTAAATCTTTAAATTCAAAAAGTATCAGCAGATTAAAATCCGATTTTATTGGATTAAAGAATCAGGTAAAAGATTTTATTGAAAATGATGTACCGAAATATGACAAACTTATTGTAGAATCTGAAGTAAGGTCTAGTTCTAGAATTGATAATGTAATTGATAAACTAGAAGAAAAATTTGATCAGATCGATCAGTATTCAAATAAAAAATTCAAAGAACTAGAAAAGAATCTCGAAGGTATTAATGAAAAAAGTTTATATGAAATTAAAAAAGAAGTAAGTTCTTTATTTGAATATGTAAATAATTTTTCCAATGAAGAACTTCCAAAATATAAAAGGATATTTACTGAAGGAAAATTAAAATCCGAGGAATATTTAAATACAATATCTAAAAAGGTATCTTCTTTTGAAGAAAATCTAAAAGAAGAAATACTAAAAGTAAATTTAAAGGTAGAAAATTTTTCAAATATAGAAATTCCAAAATATAATGATCTATTAATTAATTTAAAATTAACTACTGAAGAAGAAATAAAATCAATAGAGAAGTATGCAAAAAATAAAATTGATATTTTTTCAAATGAATTAAAAATATTTGAAAAAACATTATCAGAAGAAAACTCTATACTTAAGGATGATATTCAAAATGTAATTTCTTCATGTAAAGAAAAAATAGATTCTTCTATAGATGAGTTTTCTCATATTTCTAAAATATATGAAAATACTTTAAAGGATATTAAAAATAGAGAAATAAATGTTGATAGAAAACTAGAGACATTTTCTAAATCAATAGATAATTTAGTTGAGGCAAAAGAAGATATTTCCCAAGAAGTAAGTGAAATATCAAAAAAATATGAAGAAAATATTATAAATTTAGAAAATAATTTAAATCAAAATTTATTAAGTGTAAACAACGATTTAAATGAAAAAATTGAAATATTGCAAAAGGATATCTTAATAAATGAACAGAGAATAATTCAAAGAAATAAGGATTATCAAAATATAAAAGAAGACATTTATTCTATTCTAGAAAAATTAAAAGTAGATTTTATAGAAGAACAGAATAAAAAACTTTCTAAAAAAATATCCCACATTGAAGAAGTTTTTAATAAATTTAATGAAAAAACATTACTAAATGAGTCTGGATCTCTACTAACCAATC